ATTAACTACTAAGTAGTTGTTGCGTCTAATATTGCTGCAAATGCTGCTGGCTGTTTAACCGCTACACCTACGTATTGGTTCATCACAATTCTAGTTTTACCTCCAATTGCTTGTGAAGCTGGATCTACTACTAAATCAATTCCACCATATTGGCCAACTACTAAATTTTCCCAATCACCGTAAATAATAGCTGAACATACAGAACCCGAAGTTCCCTTTACTAAGCTACTAGGCACGTTTGATGTACTGTAAGTTTCTTTACCTGCGATTTGTTCAGGTTGTCCCATAAAGTAACTCATGTAAGGCATAATCATTGCACCTGAACCGCTATCAATTACAGTTTGCTTTAATTTAGCTACTACTTTAGGATTTACTAAGAATTTGCCATTCATTCCCGCATTAGCTGTTTCTACAACTTGAATTAATTCTAAAATTTTAGCTAAAGTTGGTGCGCCACCATTAGTTCCAATTGCTACTGAGCCAATTCCTGCAGTACCCAATAAACCTGTAGGCTGTCCACTTGAACCCGAACCGTTAATTGCAGCTGCTTCAATCGCTACTGCAAAAGCTTTTAAGAATGAATTAGTAGTATATTGTTGGATTGAAAAATTGTTTTGCAACAATAACTGTTTAGATAAATCTACATAAGCAGTCAAACGCTTAGGCGAAATAGAGCGGCTTGCTGTTGTTGGGTCACCTGCACTAGCATCAGCTACTTCAGTAGCCCATCCTGCTGTTACACCTGCACTAAATCCTGTTAAGTCAGTATTAGCTGCCAATCCTTCTAATTTTACTGCTCCTAATTGTGGTAAAACAGTTTTAGCATATAAAGCATCAAAAAAGCCTATTTTTTCAGTCGCAATAAAGTTACCACCTGCAGTTGAACTACCTGCGCTCATGGTACGTTTTTCAACTTGCATGAATTTATTAGATAAATACAAGCCATCACCCATTGACCCTAATTCTCTTTTTTCTTTTGCGCTTTCTTGTAAAATTTCACGCTCAAATCCAGTAACTCCGTTTTCGTCACCTCTTGAAATTGACATTTCACGAATTAACTTGCCAAAGCTAAAGTTTTCTAATTCTCTTTTTTCTGAATTAGGAGTTGCAATTGGAGTTGGATTGTTTGCTACTTTATCAGCTGCAAATTTTTCACGTAATTCAGCATTTGAAATTTCAGTATCAAATGTTTTTACTTCAGTTTCGATTGAGCGCAAACTAACTAAGTCTTCGCTTGTTAATTCTCTCTTTTCGTTTTCGGCTTTAGAAACTATATTAGCTCCTTCGGCTCTTTTTTGTGCCTGTAATTGGCGCAATTCTACACTTGTTTTCATTGGTTATTTTTAGTTTAAGTTAAATTTAAATTTTTGTGCTAAATAGTAGTTTTCACTTACTTGTTTTGGTTGTATAAATTCTCTATTTCTTTTTTTACACGCTTCTATTTCTGTTTCTTCGTATGCTGGATTTACTACTGGTCCTACATCATACAATCTGCCTATTTTGATAATCGTACGCAAACAAGTATCATCTTCAAAATCTTCAACTTTTTGTTCAGTAACTGTAAAAGCAAATGAACAACCTCTTATATTGCCTAGTTTTACATTTTCTAACACATCATTACCAATAGTTGTATTAGGCGCTTCAAATTCAAAGTATAACCCTTTATCATCAACTTTTAATGTTAAAGTACCTGTACCATCTTTTGTACGTGCCAATAAATACTCACTTTCATGATTAAATAAAGCCACAACATCGCTAAAATCAGCACCATCAAAAGCACCTCTCGCAATAGTTTCTTCATAGCCTTCCCACATTACATATTTACTATCAAAAATAGCTGCATAACCTTTAATAGTTCGCCCCTCTTCGCTTACTACATCGGCTGCTCTTATATTAAATCTTCTTTCCATTATTGTGGTTGACCTCCTATTGGTTCAGTTGTTGTTGGTGTTGTTGTTATAGTTGATTGTTTTTGCCAAAATGGTATAGCTTCACTAGCTGGCATCATGTTACTAGGTATGTAGTTTATATTACTAGCTTCATTTTCTAAAGTGTTTTCGCCATACATTTTCCTTAGTTCATTTGGTGTTGATGCACCATACATGAACATGGTTCTTGCTTTGCGTTCCATTGCGGCACTATCGCCACGTAACAGCACTTCGGTATCAAACATACCATCTAAACTATCACGCTCATAAATAGCAAATAATTTTCTATCAGCTTCTTGCTCAAAACGCCTAATCCATGGCATTAAACAGTCGGTTACATAGTTTATATTAACCTGTTCTAAAGCGTTGTTATTAGTATCAGATAAATCTTGAAGTTTGGATAAAGGCATGCGAAACATTCTCGCTATTTCGCCCCTAATTTGGTTCTCAGTTTCTATAAATTGTGACTTTTGTGGGTCATTATTCATAGATTGAAATGTCACTCCCTCAGGAACTGCACCTACTCCACCTTTTTGGAAACTAGCCATAAACATATTAACATAAGTTTGTAGCTTTTTTTCATCCGAAACGCCTGCAAACGATAATAAACCGCTCATGCTTGCGCCATCTCTAAAGTAGTTATTTGAATAATCTTGAACCGCTAAAGCCTTTCCTAATGTTTCTAATTGGTAACTAATTACAGATTGGCCAATCATTCCATTGCCCGGACCTTTTAAATGGAAAATTTCATCTTGACTGCACCATCTATTAACATTTAAGATAGGATAATTTACAAGATACCACATAGAACGAGTATCTACATCAAATTGAGGTGTAACAAAATTACTATCTATGTAGTGAAGTTCACTAGGTAGGCCGCCACCATCTCTAACAATATACCAATAGCCATTACCACGATAAATAGCTTCGTTAAAAATTGTATAGATTAAATCAAATGGATTTGCGTAATTGTTTGGCTTTACGTTAAGCAATTGATATGCTTGAGTATTTTTTAGCCTTGTTTTATTACCGTTTTTTTCGTTTTTAACTGTAATAAATGGCATTTTAGCTATGTCTTCGCACATATTGCGCCCACAAGCGTAATAAGTAGCTAGGCTTTTAGCTGTTTTTTCAGTAACATTTTCGCCACTTTTTGAAAGAGAACTAAACCAATTAGCAAATGGAAACTGACCATAAGTATTGGCTGGCATTAAACTCTTTGGCTGTTTAGCCCTTAAAGTTATTGTTTGTAATATTTTGCTTAATGCGTTCGCCATTTCTTATACAAAGATTTAGCAAACGCATTGTATTAATCTTAACTATTTTTAATATTGGCCAAAATAGTAGCTTTTAGACACTTTAAACGAATTATAAGAAGTAAACCTATGTACTTTATATTTTTCAAAATATTCAGCTTCTAAAGCGTTGTAAGTTTCTTCACCATTTTTATAGTTTGGCAAAAGTTCATAAAATCGTTTAAAATATTGTGCTATTGTCATTTACCATAGTTTTAAAAATGTGTACTCCTTTTCTTTTGGTTGCTCTGCTAACCACTGCATATATGCTGCTATTGCCATTATGTTACTTACAATTCCATCTACTTTATTTTCAGGCTTTGACTTATCAACTTTCATGTTTCCGCTTGCATCACGTAAAATTAATACGTTACTAGCCATCCACCTGATAACTTCATTGCCGCCATGATTTAATTCTTTAGATATAATTAACCTTTCGAGTTCGGCCGTTGGTGCTGCCATACTCATGAAGCCCTGTCTAAATGGGTGTAATTTAATATCGTCTTCGGTTAATTCAGTTACTAATGTAGTTGCAAAAACAGCATCATAATTTATAAATTGAATTTTGTATTTACTTGCTAATTCGTTTATTCGCTTTCGGATTAATTGATGATCAATTACATCTCCATCAGTAAATTCAATAAGTCCCATTTTATTCCAATTTACATAATTGTGATAGTTTCGTTTGTGGCGTTCCTTTGCCACTTCTTCAGGTATCCAAAAAAAATAAAGTTGTTTAAAATCGGTTTCATTGCCTACTGGTGGAAAATTTAAAACTAAACTGCTAAAATCTTGGCTTTTACTTAAATCCATTCCACCAAAACATTCCCTACCCTCTAAAATACTAATGTCAAATGGTTGCCCGCTCGCATTCCATTTATCATCAGGTATCCACGTTGTAGCAGTATCAGTCCAAACATTTAAATATTTAGTTTTAAAGTTTATTTCTTTGCTGCCATCGTTTTTGGCTGATGTTAATTCAGATTTTAAAAAGTCAAGATTAACACTTACATTTAAATTTGGATTTGCTTTTGCCCACGCTTTAGGATTTTGCCAATCATCATTTTCATCAATTGAAAATACCATTGAAAATAATGTATCGTCTTTTAATTTTTTACTAAGTACATCTAGGCAATATTTACGCTCGTTAAAACATGGAAAACTTTTATTAAATCCTGCTGTTGTAATTGTGAATAGTAATGGGTTGATTGTTGCACCCATACCCGACTTAACTACATTGTAAACCTCATCAGTTTTGTGCGCATGGTACTCGTCAATAATAGCAAAATAAGGCTTAAGTCCATCAAGTGTTACACTATCAGAACTCAATGCTTTCATCATTCCTGCTTCATAACCATTCGCAAAGTTATAGCATTCGTATTGTTTAATTCTTACTGCCTGCTCATTTATTAACCATGATTTTTGAGCCATTTGTTTGGCCGCTTTATAACATAAACTAGCTTGGTCACGTGTAGTTGCACATGTGTAAATTTGCGCATCATCTCTAGTATCAGCTACTAATCCAATTAAACAAATTGCAGCCGCTAATGCTGTTTTACCATTTTTTCTAGGTACTTCAATATAACTTGTTTTAAATCGCCTTACACCGCTTTTATAATACCATCCAAACAAATTACCTATTATAAACTTTTGCCACAATTCCAAAACAAAAGGAGTTCCATCTACATGGTTTAAACTTTCAATAAAAGCAATTGCATACGCTGCCTTTTCAGTATCAAAATAAATATCCGTTCTTTTTAAATCATGCAAATACCTATCAATTG